GCAAGGCACGCTCGCGAAGGCGCTCAAGGGCATTTCCTGGCAAGCAAAGCCCGTTGTCGTCGTCGTGCGCGTCGCGCCTGGCATCGACGACGCGGCGACCACGAGCAACCTGATCGGCACCGCGACGCCGCAAGGCCAACTCACCGGCATGCAAGCATTGCTCACGGCGCAATCGCAGCTCGGCGTTAAACCGCGCATCCTGGGCGTGCCTTTCGCCGATACGCAACCTGTCGCGATCGCGCTGGCGACGCTCGCGCAAAAGCTGCGCGCGTTCGCTTACGTGAGCGCGAACGGGGCGCAAACGAAGGAGGAAGCGACGACCTATCGCCAGTCATTCAGCCAACGCGAAGTAATGGTGATCTGGCCGGAATTCCAGGCATGGGACACCGACACGAACGCAACCGAGGAAATGTCGTCCGTTGCGATCGCGCTCGGCCTGCGCGCGAAGATCGACGAGGAAACCGGCTGGCACAAGACGCTTTCGAATGTCGGCGTCAACGGCGTTTCGGGTATCACGAAAAGCGTGTTTTGGGACTTGCAAGACCCCGCGACCGATGCCGGCTATCTGAACGAGCACGACGTAACGACGCTTATCAACGGCGGCACCGGCTTTCGTTTCTGGGGTTCGCATACGTGTTCCGACGACCCGCTTTTCATGTTCGAGAACTACACGCGCACCGCGCAAGTGCTCGCCGACACGATGGCCGAGGCGCACATGGTCTATGTCGACAAGCCGTTGCACCCGTCGCTCGTGCGCGACCTGATCGAATCGATCAACGCGAAGTTTCGCGAGCTGATTTCAAACGGCTATCTGATCGGCGGCTCGGCCTGGTACGACGAAAGCGCGAACGATGCCGATTCGCTCAAGGCCGGCAAGCTCGCGATCGATTACGACTACACGCCGGTTCCCCCGATCGAAAACTTGATGCTGCGCCAACGCATCACCGATCGTTACCTCGCCGATTTCGCCTCGCGCGTGCAGGCATAACAACGGCTTAACCAGGAGTAAGCACACATGGCATTGGCTAAGAAACTCAAGGCGTTCAATCTGTTCGAGGACGGCAACAACTACCGAGGCGAAATCGCTGAAGTGACGTTGCCGAAGCTCTCGCGCAAGATGGAGGCATATCGTTCGGGCGGCATGAATGGCCCCGTTGACGTCGACCAAGGGCAAGAAAGCATCATGCTCGAATGGACGGCCGGCGGCATCATGAAAACCACGCTCGGCAAATACGGCACGCTCAAGCACGACGGCGTGCAACTGCGGTTCGCCGGCGCCTACCAGGCCGAGGACGCAACGAAACCCGATGCCGTCGAAATCGTTGTGCGCGGTCGGCACAAAGAAATCGATATGGGCGGCGCCAAGCCTGGCGACGACACGGCTTTCAAAGTCTCCACGACGTGCAGCTATTACAAGCTGACGATCAACGGCGAGACGATCATCGAAATCGATCTGGTCAACATGGTCGAAATCGTGAATGGTGAGGACTTGCTCGCGAGCCTGCGCTCGGCGATCGGCCTGTAACGCTCCCTCTCAACGCCCTGCCCCGCTCGCCTGGTGACACGCCAGGCGAGCACCAACAAAACCCAACACCTGAACAGAGAAGAAAATGACCGAAGCCAACCCGAACACGATCACGCTCGATACCCCGATCAAACGCGGCGAACAAGAGATCACCGAAATCACCTTGCGCAAGCCGGCCGCCGGCGAGCTGCGCGGCACGTCGCTCAATGCCCTTGTCAATCTCGACGTTGACGCGCTCGGCAAGGTGTTGCCGCGCATCACGACGCCGACGCTCACCGAATTCGACGTGCGCGAAATGGACCCCGCCGACCTCGTGCAATTGGGGGTGGCGTTCGCATCTTTTTTGCTGCCGAAGCGGGCGAGCTAGAGCACGGCATACCCGACGAAGTAGAAGAAGCGATGGCCGATATCGCGACCGTCTTTCACTGGCCCCCGCCGACGATGGACGGTTTCACCTTGCGCGAATTGGCCGATTGGCGCGAGCGCGCGCGAATCCGAAGCGGAAACGAATGAACGATGGCGAACGATCTTAAATTGCGCGTGCTGTTCGATATGGTCGACGGCGCAACACGGCCGATTCGGAACATCCTGAACGGTAACAAGGGCCTGGCGAAGTCGCTGAAAGAGTCACGCGACGAACTCGGCAAGCTACAGAAAACGCAAAAGGACGTTGCCGCGTTTCGCGATATGCGCACCGGCCTAGCGGGCGCCTCGCGCAACATGCGCGACGCCCAGGCCCGCGTTTCGCAGCTCGCCGGCGAGATTAAGGCGAGCGATTCGCCTACGAAAGCAATGACCGCGGAGTTTGAGCGCGCGAAGCGATCGGCCGCCCAGCTCACGGCCGCGCACGACGCCCAGGCGAACAAGGTGCGCGAGCTGCGCACGCGCCTCACGGCCGCCGGCATCGATACGCGCAACCTGTCGCAACACGAACGCGACTTGCGTTCGAGCATGGCCGCGACGATCGGCGTAATGACGACGCAGCAAAACAAGCTCGCCGAGCTGACCGCGCGCACGAAGCGACTCGCCGAGGCGCGCGAGAAAATGAACCGCACGAAGGAATTCGCCGGCTCGATGGCGGGCGCCGGCGCTAAAGCAATGGCCGGCGGCGCCGTTGTCGGCGCTGCAACGCTGGTTCCGATCGCGGCCTATGCGAAGGCCGAGGAATCGGCGACGCAGCTCTCTAGCGCGCTGATGCGCGCCGGCGGAGTCGTGCCCCCTGAATTCGAAAAGATCAACACGCTCGCGATGAAACTCGGCGACCGGCTACCCGGTACAACGTCCGATTTTCAAGACATGATGACCATGTTGACGCGCCAGGGCATTAGCGCGCAATCGATCCTCGGCGGCATGGGCGAAGCGACCGCATATCTCGCCGTGCAGCTCAAGAAAACGCCGGCCGAGGCGGCCGAATTTACGGCCAAGCTACAGGACGCCACGCGCACGACCGAAAAAGATATGTTGTCGCTTACCGACGTGATTCAAAAGGCGTTCATGCTCGGCGTTGACGATAACAACATGCTCAACGGGTTCGCCAAGCTCGGCCCCGCGATGGACACCATCAAGCAAAAAGGCATCGAAGGCGCGAAGGCGCTCGCGCCGCTGCTGGTGATGGCCGATCAATCGGGCATGGAAGGAAGCGCGGCCGGCAACGCCTACCGGAAAGTGTTTCAACTTGGCATGGATGCGAAGAAAGTCGCGAAGGCAAACAAGGCCCTCGGCGGCGGCATGAAACTCGACTTTACGAACGGTAAAGGCGAATTCGGCGGCCTCGATAACATGTTCAAGCAATTCGACAAACTCAAGGGCCTGTCGACGCAAAAGCGCCTCGGCGTGACTAAAGAGATTTTCGGCGACGACGCTGAAACGCTCCAGGTTATTTCCCTGATGATCGAGAAAGGGAAAGCCGGCTATGAGGAAGTGCAAGGCAAGATGGCCGCACAAGCCTCGATGCAAGAGCGCGTCAATAAGCAACTCGGCACGCTGAAAAATCTATGGGAAGCGGCCGGCGGCACATTCACGAATGGCCTCGTCGCGTTCGGCGAAGCGATCGCACCGGAAATTAAAGGCGTTGTCGAATGGCTTGGCGATATGTCGCAACGCATGGGCGCGTTCGCGCGTGAAAACCCGCGCGTCGCGAATGCGCTGATGAAAACGGCCGCGATCCTGGCCGTGTTGCTCACGGTCGGCGGCGGCATTACGGTAATGCTCGCCGGCGTACTGGCGCCGCTCGCAATCCTGCGTTTCAGTATGACCGCGCTCGGCATGCAAGGCGGCATCCTGGCGCGCGTGCTCGGCTTTGGCGCGACCGCGTTGCGCGCCGTAGGATCGGCCGCGATGTTCGTCGGCCGCGCGTTGCTGATGAACCCTATCGGCCTGGCAATCACCGCGATCGCGGTCGGCGCTTTCCTGATCTATCAGTATTGGGAGCCGATCAAGGCATTTTTCGGCGGCCTATGGGATAGCGTGCGCCAGGCGTTTTCCGGCGGCCTCGCCGGCGTCGCGCAGCTCATTCTCAACTGGTCCCCGATGGGCCTGTTTTACCAGGCGTTTGCGGCCGTGCTGCAATGGTTCGGCTTTGATATGCCGTCGAAGTTTTCGGAGTTTGGCGCGAACCTGATCGCCGGCCTCGTCAACGGCATCACCGGCGGCCTCGGCGCCGTGCAAGCGGCAATCACCAACGTCGCGAGCAACACCGTCGATTGGTTCAAGGAAAAGCTCGGCATTCATAGCCCGTCGCGCGTGTTCGGCGAGCTGGGCGGATTCATCACCCAGGGCGCGGCGATCGGCATGGAAGGCGAGCAAGGGCGCATTGCAAAAGCTGCGGTCGGCCTGGCGACGCTCGCGGCGACCTCGTTCGCGGCACCTGGCGCGGCAAATGCGGCCGGCATGCCGCTCGGCGGCCCTGGCGTACCCATTGATACCCGACCGCCGATCGCGGCCCGCCAGGCGCCCGGAAATTCGGCCGGCGGGGCATCGGCGGCCGGCGGCGATACGTACATTTTCAACATCACCGGCGGCGACGCGAAGGCGATCGGCGATCAAATTCGCGCCGAGCTGCAAAAGATCGAGCGCGAGAAGCGATCGCGCCTCGGCTCGCGCCTGTCGGATTGAACGGAGAAATAAAGATGCTGGCATCACTCGGGCAATTCGTTTTCAGTCTGTCGGACCTGGCTTTTAGCGAGCTGCAACGGCGCACGAGCTGGAAGCACGCGAGCACGTCGCGCGTCGGCGGGCGCAATGCGCGGCAATTCACCGGCGCCGGCGACGATGCGATCACGTTGACCGGCTGGTTTGCGCCCGATCA